ATTAAAGAAAAGGCCCCCCGGAACCCCCCCGGGGTTTTCGGGCTGCCTCGGCTAATACGAATTTACGGATGCGGCGGTTTAGTCGCCATTGTTTTCATATTCCGATTCCAGCGGGTCTTCGCCGTAATCGTTGTCGCCTTCCGTCCCTTTCATGGCGCACAGAACCAAAACAATGATAAGACCCACATAAGGAATAATTCCGATTAGACTGAACCAGCCGCTCCGGTTTGTGTCGTGCAGACGGCGTATTTGAACTGCTAACCCAGGCAGAAAGGTTGCCAAAATATACAGACCGCAAATGGGCCCCAAACCTGTTTTTGGGCTGCTCATGCCCAACAATCCATCAATAAAACCAAACACAAATGACGCAATGACATGGAACAGCATAAACATCCAAAATTCTTTGCGGCGGGCCCGCCCGCTGAATCCCACATAATTTTTCAAAACGGCAAAATACCAATTCATTGTTACATCCCTTTCAAAACGGTTAAAAAATGCAAAATGCGCGCGCATTATAGCTGTTCCTAGGGAGCTGTAAAGCAGAATTGCCTTTATTCTTAACGGGTTTGGCGGATGTGCAACAATCCGGTATACGCCAAATGGAAGGACGGTATATTTTCAGGCTGCATCAGGCAAAAAGATTTGTGGCAGAGTAGCCAACCCGCCCCGCCGAAAATGCTAAAATCCGCCCCCTTTTGATTGTGAATAGGCAGCCTGAAAATGCAAAACCCCCGCCCCCAGCGCACGCTATCCATTGCGCCGATGCTAGATTGTATAGATAGTAGATATTTTTAAAATAAAAACAATGAATTGATATTTGAGTAATGAAAAATGGTGCAAATATGGTTCAATTAAAATAATTGTCTAATTTATGCAGATTGTTGCGTGATTATGCCAATATTTGCCTAAATTTGAGTAATTTACAGCGTGTAAAAAATAGTGGCGAATGCCTGAATTTCAAAAGCGTTGAGCGTATTTTTAGGCTGCATAAATTTTGCAATTTTTTTGAGTATCGCGGGCGCGGAGGGCAGCGCGACCAGCCAGCCAGTCAGCTCCACCTCGCAAAAATTCCAACCCGCCGCCCGCTCTTTCGCGCTGCTTAAAAAATAGGCAGATGCCCCCTGCCGCCTCCTCCTTTGGAATTGCTTAAAAAATAAGCAACCCCACCGCCCGCCCCCTCAACCTCCTGCGTCCAAACAAAGGCAGCCCGACCCCAAAAAACTTTGGTTTCAGGCTGCCTAAACTATTGACAAATTATTATAGAATACCTATAATACAACTATTGAGATTAAGAACTACCCAAAAGAAAACCCCGCATGGTGCGAGGTTAGGTTTAGAGAAAGGAGGTATCCATGATTAAGTTCTTAATCCTAGCGATTTTGTTACTCATCAGCTCCCCAGCATGGTAACGTAGCAAAATCAGATTGATTAACCAACACGGCGCGGACTAAGGAGACCGCGCCCCTTTCAACACCCGTAAATCTATCACAAAGGACAACCCAATGGCAAATTCAAACACCGAACACAGCAAAAATCTGCGCCGCCAAACCGCCAACAAATTCTATAAAGAAAAAATCAAAACAGGCGAATACGCTCAAATGACCGTGAAAGGCAAAGCCGATGACATGGCAATCATCCGCGCCGCCATCGAGCGGGCAGGGGGCACAAACATCCAGGCCCTGAAACAAATTTGCGCCGAATGGCTAGAAGCGCAGCCAAAATAGCATTCAGGCTGCCGCCATCCAAGGCAGCCCTTATTCATTCACTTGTTTCCATTCAAACATCGCCTGCTGCGCTTGGCTGTCCAAATAAGCCGCCACATCCGCAACATTGACCAAATAAGGCGACTTGCGCGAATTTTTATCTGCTCGGAAAACAGGGAATGGCAAGGATTGGCAGCTCGCCTTTTTTTTCATTTCACTTTCGCTTAAATGCGGCAACCATTGCCGTCGCACCTCTTCCAATGGAATACAGGTGGACTGATAACGCATGGTCAAAACAAAAGCAGTATTCAAATTAGACTGCATCTCAACACCTTTCAATCTCAAATCCAATATTTTTGTTCAATCTCAGCCAGCAAATCCGCCGCTTCCATCAACACACTTTGCGCGCTGTCATATTGTTTTGGCTCAGCAAAACGGCGCAGCTTCTCACGACACAGCTCAGGGGCTTTCACTTGCTCAGGCAGTCTGAAACGCGGCTGCATGGCATCAGCCAAATCATCCAGCAACGCCACATAATCACGCACCACGCCACGGCACACTTCATTTTCTCGTTGCGACCATGCGTCATCAAAAGCACGAGACACCACAGTCTCTCGCACTTCGGGCGAAATCACAGGCTCTTGTCGCATTTGCCATAACGCCTGCTCAATCAGCGTCATTTCTTGCCCCTTCACAAACGGATCCAGCACCATATCGCGCGCCAAATCCGCTAATTGGCGTTTCAGTTCATCGCGATAGCCCGCTCCCAAAGCTGCCACATTCGTTGCATCTTTACGTTTCTTAACGCAAATTTCCCCATCCACTCCATCAAATCGCAAATTCGTAGAGTTATTGACACAAGTCCAAGGGGCGGGGGGGGCGCCCCCTTTTTACCACACCCCCCCCCCCCCCAAACCCCAAAAACACAACCTCCCACCCCCCGTGTCCACCACCCCGCGCGTGAATTTGCCCACAGGCTCCCCATAGCGGTTAGTCAAAGCAATTTGCGCCTCCTCTTTATACAAAGCAATCGGCAACGCATCACGGCAAACAAACGCCCCGCCCATCAAATGCACAAACTTGCCCCAATCTCCCTTATCCGCAGCCAAAGCCGCCCGCACAATCACATCATCCGCATCCCCCTCAGTCATGCCCTCGCGGCGCAGCTCGCGCCAAATGCCCACAGGCGCACCGCCAATCTGTTGAAACTGGCGAATGCCCCAAAGCGCCGCCCAAGCGTCCACTCGCTCAGCAGTAACCACAACACTTTCCCCGTCCGCCGATTCCCAATCCTCGCCCACACCTTCGCCCGCGTTGTTTTTCCCATCAATATTCTTGGCAATATATTTGGCAATGTAGCCCGCCGCCGTCCCCTTTTTCCAGTCAATCTCCTTAAACAACACCCGCGCCCGCACCTTCGCATCCCCAAACACCCGCCAATCCGCCTGCTCCCAAAACGCCCCTTCTGTTTTCAGGCTGCCCAAAATCATCGCCAAAGGCTCCACTTTGCCATCGCCCAATCTCTGCCGTGCCTGCAACGAGCGCGCAAAATCCTTAGCCGCTTTTTGCGTCTCAAAATAGGTCAAACCCAGCTCCTCGCGATTTTCGCGGCAAGCATAACGCGCCACGATGCGGCGGAAAGCATCCACATGGCGCGACTCCATAAAAAACAAACCATGCCAATGCGGACACCCATCATGATGCGGCTCAGCCACGCGAAAACCGTAAATACCAATTTCCGCCCGTTTCAAGGCAGCCTGAATTTTCGCCCACACCTTTTGCAAATAAGCCGCCGCATCACGCGGCGAGCTTCCGTCATATTTATCATTCACATCCCCCGAAATATGATGCGCCCGATGGAATCGGCTAGGGCAGGTCAGCGTCAAAAACTCCCCCGCATGGTTCAAATCCCGCGCAATCGTTTCAAACCCCGCAATCCGCGTCATCAATTCCGCACGGCGCACCGCAGGATTGGCATTAGACTTTTCCACCAGCTCCGACAGCGCAAACTCCTGCCCCAGCTCATTAACCATACTCAGCGCCTGCAACAAAGCCGAATTGCGCGCCTTTTGCGCACGCCTGTCCTGCACCACGCGGTTAGAGCAAAAAAGCTGCCCGCGCTTATGCACCAAATTAAACCCCGCACGGCGCACATGCTCGCGCGAACGGCGAATCAGTTTGCCCAACTGCCGATTCCAAAAAGCCCCATCCTGCAACCGCCCCAAAATGCCCGCTTCGCTTTTGCCCTCAAACACCTTATCCCAATCCAGGCCCAAAGCCACCGCCCGCTCGCGCAAATAATCCCAATTCCAGCCAAACTGATAAATCCCCTCGCGAAACAGCTCACCTGTCCTTTGCGCAAACTCACGAATTTCCGCATCGCTCGCTTCCACATCTAAGGGCAAAGCATCCGCGCAAGCAAGATAAGGCTCAGCCCACGAGCGCAACACCTTATCCGCTTTCTCCACGTCATAAAAATTACGCTGCCAAGCAGGCGTTTCATCACCGCGCTTCTGCTTCACATTCGCCAATGCTAACCACTTTCTCGTGGCCGGCCCCTGCAAATCAGCAGGCAGTTTTGCAATTAACCACTCGCTTTTGCCCACGACCTCAGTCAAAGGCGCACCAAAATTACTCATCACCAAACACCCGAACAAACAAAATCTAAGGTTCCAACACTACCCCCGCCATAGCATCCCGCGCCCATTCTCGCTCATAAGCAGCCTCTATCTCCTTATACCGCATATCCTCTTGCCATTGCCGCCACGCCCCCTCATCCCAGCTTGCCCCATCCGCGATGCGTCGCTCCGTTACCACCGTCTCGCTACCCGTTTCACCCACATCACCGAGCGGCAACCACCACCCCAGCCCAAAGGCGCACAACCCGAATAAAATAATCCTAAACCAACTCATAATTTCCCTGCTCCTCAACGAGCAATGCTCGCGCATAATTCCGCATCTCATTCAAAGCATGGCGCAACAAATCATCATTGCCATCCAACTTCGCTGCCTTTGCCGTTTCCCGCCACTCAGTCGCTCTAACCCGATAAAACTCCAATTTCCAATCGTCCATTATCATGCTCACTCATCTGTGCTGTTTTGGATTGGCTCAGGCAACGGCTGCCAATGGGTAATATGGGCGTGTGAACCGTATGTATCCCATTCTATGGGTTCAAATTCATCCTTGATGTGTCGGGCAATCCCAACAGAACCATTTGACCATGCAACCAATACTTCTTTGTTTAATTCAGGCAGCCTGTCCTCCACGCTTATCCATGTGGATTGTTCAGCGTGGTTCTTCGCGGCGCGCCATGCGAGATACATGTTTTCCGTTTCAGGATTGCGAAAGCGGCCATTTGGGTAGCGTTTCATTCCGATAGGTTCGCTTGTTTTGCTGCAATACCATTCTTCAAACGCCTTGCGTTCCAAATTTTCTTTTCCGTCTGTCATTTCTGTTTCCTTTATGGATTAGTTGAATCGGTTATTTCGTGTTGGATTCTCTTGCCGATAAATCTCATCACGGGGACGGCCATGCTGTTGCCTACGGCTTTGTATCGCGGGCTGTCCGGGCATTCGGCGGCGGGTTTGCCGCGCCACGGGATTTGCGTGTGGTTGTCGGGGAATCCCTGTAAACGTTCGCATTCGGTGGGGGACAACCGGCGGATGTGCAGCCCGTCGGATATGGCGTGCCGGTCGGTGGCGGTCAGGGTGTAGCTTGTTCCGTCCTGTATCGCGCCCGTACCGTTGCCGCCGTTGTGGTGCTGCCTGCCTATGGTGTTGCCGTGGATGCAGACAAGCAGCGTTTCGCTGCCGCCCTGCAATGCCCCGCCGCTGGCTTTCACCGTTCCGCCGACGGCGGATTGCCTGTAAGTTCCAAAGCTGCCTTCAATAAAGGCGGCAGGGTCTTCCCGCGTTTCCGCGCCCGCTCCAAAATCCCCTGTTTCGCCCTGTCGCTCAAAAAGTATTTCTGCGGGGTCTGCGCTTCCAGCACTTGCGACAAGAAAGACGCGACGGCGCCGTTGGGGTACTCCGAAATATTGCGCGTCAAGGATGCGCCACGCGATGCGGCGTTTGTGTCCAAGCACATAACCTGCGTTCGTCCATTTTTTCCCTGCCGGGTCAAGCGGCATATCTTCCCCGGCCAGTCCGCCCAAAAAGCAGCCGAAGGCGTTGTCTTTTGTGCTGAGTACACCCGGCACGTTTTCCCAAACGAGGATGCAGGGCGGCTGCCCATTTCGGGCGCGAATAAAGTCAATTGCATCTAAAATCCTGATTAAGGTAAGGGTCAAATTGCCGCGCTCGTCGTCCAAACTGCCGCGCAACCCGGCAACAGAAAAGGCTTGGCAGGGCGTGCCGCCGACCAAAACATCGGGGGTTTCAACGCTGCCGTTAAGGATTTTGCCGACCAGTTGCGTCATATCGCCGTGGTTGGGGATGTGCGGCCAATGGTGGGATAGGACGGCGCAGGGAAACGGTTCGATTTCGGCGAACCATGCGGGTTGCCAACCCAACGGTTCCCACGCCACGGAAGCGGCTTCGATGCCGCTGCACAGGCTGGCGTAGCGCATTTCATTCCGCCTCCGCCCAGCTCGCGCCATCCAAGCGTTTCAACTCCCCCAAAATCCCCCCAATAAACCCATCCGCTTCCAAATCTCCCAACAAAAACGCCGCCGCCCGAACACCCTTTAACTTATGAAACAACGCCGTCGCTTCCACATCCTCGCCATAGCGCACCTTGTCCAAAATCAAATCCCGCAGCTCACGCGCATACTTTTTCAGGCTGCCGCTTTGTTCTCGCCCCAAGCTCATCTCTAATCCTTTTCGTTTGCAAAACACGCTCAATAAAATCCGTATTAACCTTAGGTTGTGCAGGCTCAACGCCCAAACGTCGCGCCGCCGTTTTCGCCGCCCGAATCAACGTATCAATCCGCATCAAATAATCCGTCAGCTCGTAAAAATAAAGCTGGGGCAAGCGCAGCTCATGGTTGTTCCTAATCGCATTCATCTGCGCCAACACCTTAACCACCACCGCGCACAACTCCTGCAACAAAACCAAGTCATTCGCCTGGTCAAAGCTCAACAGCAACCGCCCCAACACCCCCTCATCAATCGCCTCATCAGGGTCATTCGCCACCCGCCGCACCGACAGCAACGGCACATCCGCCTCAGGCTTTTCCGCCAATTTCCGCGCCAGCCGCCCTCGCATATCCGCCAACGCCGCGCGGGAAACCGCCGTATGTCTATCCGCTACACCATTTGCACCCATCTCAACACTCCTCATAAACCTCAACGCTCATCACGCCGCGTTCCCTTGCCATCTTGATGCTTACCCAGCTCCCCAATCCCCACACCCGAAATCCCCACCAATTCCCGCCCCGTCGCCGAATCAAAAATCACATACACCCCGCGCTGCCCACCATAAGCCAAATCATCCCGAAACACCGACACCCGCTTCACCCGAAACCGCGCCGTCGTCTCCACCTCCAATTTGCTGCCCAAATTAAACACCCGCTGGTCAGCCTCATTATTCAAATTCAACTCACGCCGCTCATTGCAGCCCCCAAGCCACAACACCCAGCCCAAAATGCCCAACAAAGCCAAAAAACGCATCACACACCTCCAAAAAACAAAACTAAAACAACCGCTCATCTGATTCCGCCCGCTCAAAATACTCAGCCTCCACCTCTGGCGGCAAAACATTCAACGTGTTATGCCGTGGTGGCGGCGACAGCGTCCGAATAATCTCCATCGTCGCCACCCCCGTCCAGCCGCATCTCATATTTTGGCACTGCACCCGAAATTCCCGCGTCCGCGGGCTAATGCTATGGCTGCTTTCAATCAAACAGCGCGTCCCGCAATTCGGGCACACCACCACCGCCCGAAAATTCCCCGCCGTCCCCTTATTCCGATTTTTCAAAGCCATCGGCAAAATCTCCAAACACACGTTCCGTCAAAACCGCAATGCCCATAACCTCGCGCACCGAAGCATAAGCCGCCCGAAAAATCGCCGCGTTCTCCTTGCGCGACACCCGCCCGTCATCCGTAACCGCCTGCCATTGCTGCGACAACGCCCCCAGCTTCTCTACTGCCCGCACAAAACACACCAAAATATCTTCTCCCGCCAAAGCCGCCGCATCCAATTCAGGCAACGGCACAAACACTCCGCCCGACTGCATCGCCACTGCCTCGGCAAAATCGCAGCGCTCCGTCATCTTTTGCAACAACATCGCCTGCTCAATGCTGATTTGCTGCCCCTTAACCTCATACAACCGATTCTCCAAAGCCGCCAGCGACAGCCCCAACATCGCCGCGCTCGTCGCATAGCCGCCATTAGGCGACTTCGCCATCTCCCGCAAAGCATGGTTAATTGCATTCCCATTCATAACAAACCCTTTCCAATCTTGGTTTTTCCAATCCACAACATCCATTAAGATGCCAATCCAAGCTGCTCACGCGCCTTGCGCACCGCAGCATCCCGAATAAACCCGCACACCGTCGCCCCATCCAGCTTCACCGCCTCGCGCACCAAATCCATATCCGCGCGCGGAATCCAAACCTGCGCCAAATAAGAATGCTCCAACCGTTTATCTCGACGCGCCTTGCAATAAGTGCCCTTGTTTTTTTCACTGTCCATGTGTAATATTCATCCCTTGTAATATTCGTTTAAGCTACGTTTGCCATGCCCCAAAATATTGATGACTTAATTCTCAACAACCAAGTAAACAATATTGCGCTATCAGCTGCTCTTGCCGTGCTAAATAAATACCCCGACGGCTTATCAGCCTATCGTGGTTATTTGTTAGCCATTGCAGAGAAAGCATTAGCCAAAGGCGATATGCAAACCCATAATTTGCTTACGCTCGCCCTGAATGATGCCGATGATGCGATTGCCCTTTTGCAATCAGCTGCGGCAAAGTGAATTCCTTGCCTAATTCATGGATCAAGCTAAGCGTTCGTAAAAGTGATTCGTTGCGCGTATAAGACAACGAGTTTTTTGTCATATTAAGCACCTCTCTTTAAGTTGGTTATCCTGATGAAAACTAAACTAATTTTGGCATTGCTAGCGGCGACACTCTTAATCAACCCCGCATACGCCGAGCGCGGACGACAACCATGCAGCGGTAAAAAAGGGGGTATCAGTCATTGCTCAAAAGGCAAATTTGTTTGCAATGATGGCAGTGTTAGCCGCTCTAAAAAAATATGCGAACGATAAAACACTTTCAATCCACGCAATGCGTATAAGCAAAAAGCAATGTTTGAACATTTCGCAAACTTCTTTTAAAACTATCGTTTGAGTAATATTCACTTCTGATAGGGCGAATATTACAATCTTTAAGATAGCATCGCAACCCTTTGGATAGCAAATTTTGTTACCCAAAGAGTAATTATTTTGTTTTTATTGGATTTTATATGTCTCAAAATAGCATTGACCGCGCAAAAATAGCAATCGATGCTAAATCTGATTCAGATTTGGCACGATGGCTAGGTGTTGCGACGTCTGTTATTTCGGGATATAGGCGTAGAGAGACAGTCCCATTAGAACAATGCATCAAGATTGCTGAGCAGACAGGCGTTTCTTTGGATTGGCTCATTCTCGGCAAAGGCGACCAGCAAGCCCAATCCAATAGTACCGTGCAAAATTACGACGACAACGATGCCGTGTGGGTGCCGCTCTATGATGTTTATGCCAGCGCAGGTGGCGGAGCCGATATTTGGGGCGAGGAAGTGGAGCAACTTATCCCGTTCTCCCGCCTTTGGCTCAACCAGAAAAATCTCCACAGCCAAGACCTCGCCTGTATCAAAGTTCGCGGCGACAGCATGGAACCCACTCTAAACAATAGCGACATCATCCTAATCAACACCGCCCACAAAACAGGTGATGGCATCTTTGTCGTTCGCACAGGCAATCTCTTGCGTGTAAAACGCCTGCAAACCCTGCTTAATGGCAGCCTGAAAATCAGTAGCGATAACACCATTTACGAGCCTGAGATTCTCCACCCAAGTGAAATGGCTGACGATTTCGCCATCATCGGCGCGTGTCATTCCAAAATTGCACGCGTGTTCTAGAAATAAAAGCCAACATGAAAAAAACACTATATTTGCTAATGTTTTGCAGTCTCCTTTCTGCTTGCGGGGAAACAGAAAGCACCGCATCGCAAAACACTTCATCGCAGCCAAGCAAGCCAACAGCCGCTAGCGCCCCATTTGTGCCCACGCACAAATATGCCACGGTAAAAGAAATGTTTGATGACAAAAACAATTATCCATCAGATGACGGCACATTCAAGCTCATCAAAACCAAGCCACCCGAATTCATTATCCGCCCAGAAATTGGGCAGCGGGAAGCAATAGATACCGCCAAAGATGCCTACAAATACGCGGCATTGGAAGCACTGTTGCTCACATTTGCCCTAACCAACGAGCCAGAGATAACCTTTCATATCCTTCCCCGAATACGTGATAACCAAAAACCCATTACAGACGCATCGCGCCAAGCCGTAAAATTGAAAATTACATTGCATGCCACACGGGAAGACGTTGAAAACGCCCTGCACAAAATGCAGATTTATTCGCTTGACGATTTAATTGAGCACGACGGCTCAAAAGAATATCTTAGGGCAGGGTACGTCAATTCAGCTACTTATAACAAACTGCGCGCCAACAATTCTGCCAGTTGGCAGCTTATTAACCAATTTAGAACAGATAAAAATCTAATAAAAGATTAGAGCCGCAACAAAGGCAGCCTGAAACCCATTTTCAGGCTGCCTATTTTTTCGCTGCTGCCTTGCCGTCCGTCTGCTCATCCTCCACCTCAATCCGCGCCTCAAATTTCACGCTGCTGCTCAGCCCGCTTTGGTCAAGCTGATGGCTCAGCTCCACAATAAGCCATTGCTGGCTATCAATCTCAGGCTTAAACCCCACCACGCTCACTGGGATTTCAGGAAACAAATCAGGTCGCCCCGTCGCCAGCGTCAGGCTAAATTCCGCCACGCCCCGCGCCAGCTTTTTAAATGCCGCCGCCGCACCGTTCCAAGCCGTCGCCTCGCTGGCATAAAGATGGCGCAGGGTTTTAATTTTCAAGCCATCGGTGTTAATTTTGCGATGCACCATTGTGGTTTTGCTGGTGGTTTTGCTGCGCACCACCTTGCCCGTTTTCTTATCCTTGCGCGGTCGTTTATACACATGGGTCTTGCTGGTCGTGCGTTTCTCAGGCTTCAAATTCGTTTTATCGATCACCACCTCCATGCGCTTGCCCGTTTTCTTGTCCGTGTAATACGCCCGCACCGCCGTGTAAGCATTCGCCGCGTTGTAACCAAAGCGGTGCTGGTCGCCCAGCTGCCGCGTGATGCGCAAGGTCGGTATCTTAATGCCGCTGGTGGTCAGGCTCTCGCCCATCGGCGCAAAAATCAGCTTGCCCTGTTTTATCGTCGCAATCGCATCATGCTGCTCCGCCAAACGCGTTAAAAAGCTCGCGTCGCTCTCCTGAGTTTGGTCAATATGCTCAATCTTAATATTCTTGTATTGCGCCGCAATCGCAGGCTGATATTTATTTTCCAGCGCAATTGTGTGCGCAATCGCATACAGCGTGGTTTTGTGCCAGCTTTTCTCTTTCTGCTCCATCAGCGTGTCGGCAATATCTGCCGCACGTGCCGTCAGGCTCAGCGTGTCTGGGCTGCCTTGGCAGGTGCATTCGGTCAGTGTGTATTCGCCTTTGTCTATCAGCCCCGTTTCCGCATAGCCCAGTTCTAGCGTAATTTTGCTGCCCGCTTCGGGAATCGCCAGCGCGCCGTCATAATCGTTCAGCTCAATGGTTAGCTCGTCCGCTTCAAATCCCCGCTTGTCAATCAGGCTCAGGCTAATCAGGCGCGACATCGTTTGCGTGCCAAACACTTGCCCATTGAGTGTCAGCTTGGCTTGTGGGGTCAAATGCTTGCCGTTGGTGTTTGCCGCTCCAAAGGTTTTCCATGTTTGTATCAGCCGCTGTTTCAAATCCATATCACACCCCGCTCAGCATGCGCACCAAGCCCACAGCCAAGCCCAATGCTTCGCCTTTCAGCCCGAAGCTGTGCTCGGCAACCTTTTTCAGCGTCATGCTAAAACTAATGCTGCGTGCCTTGCTGTCATACATCAGCTCGCTGCGGTTCTCGCTGATGCTGGTAATCACAAAGCTGCCCATCAGCTTGCCCGTGCCCAAAATCAGCGGGTAAGCCTGCCCCGTGTCCGCCATTTTGCGCAGCCATTCAATGCTGAAATCGCCGCCCGTAATTTCAGGGCGCAGCTCGCATTTCAGCGTCATTTCGTCCGGCTCTTTGCCCACATATTGCGATGGCGCAAAATCTTTGCCCACAATCGCCCCGTGCGGGTGTTTCCACGATTGGCTGCGGTCTAGGCTTTGGAAAGGGATGGTTTGGGTGGTAAAAACGAACATCCCCAAAGCGGCGAGAATAACCATGTTTTTATCCTTTGTTTGTGTGTTTTCAGGCTGCCTGCTGCGGCTTAATCTGCATCCAGCAGGCTGCTATTGCGTCGGCGCTGCGCCATGCTGCCGATGCGCTCCAATTCACGGCGCACCGCTGCCGCAATATCTTGCGCACTTTGTTGTGCCGCCGCTTGGATGTTGATGGTAATGGATTGATGCAGATTGTTTTCAGGCTGCCGATGATGCTCAGCGGCAGGTGCGCGCAATGCTGGCGCAGGGTTGCTGTTGCCAGCGAAATAACGGTTTGCCCGCTGCAATACTGCCCCTGTCAAACCTGTTTTGCGCAGCCGCTCCAATGCGCGCCAGCCGCCAAACCGCGCCACATCCGCTTGGTTAAACACCACTTCGCCCTTGTGTACCACGCCCGCCACATCATTCACGCCGCCATGCCCCGTGTAGCCCCCGCGCGAAAACCCCACCGCGCTTTTCACTTTGCCCCAAGTGTTGCTCGCTGCCTTGCCCATATCAAAATTTTGAATCGCTGCCTTGGCTTGCTGGATTTTGCCAATCAAATAATCAAATTTCGCGCCCAACGTGTTAATCAGCGCAATCGGCGCGCTTAATGCCGCAATAAACGGATTGTCGCGCAACACGCCTTTCAGCCATTCCCAGCCCGCAGCAATACCCGCTTTCAGCCTATCCCAGTTGGCAATCATGGATAGGATTAAACCAATCGGACCCATAAGCGCGCCAAGAAATGGGTTATCGCGCAACACACCGCGCAGCCAGTTCCAGCCAGCCGCAATGCCTGCTTTCACCCTGTCCCAGTTCATCCAAAGTGCCACAATCAAGCCGACCGCAATCAATGCCCAGCCAAAAGGATTGCTCACCATAAACGTTAAAGCCGCGCGCCCGAACGTCAGCAGCGCCGTGCCCAATCCGCCCAGCAAGCGCGTAATCATCGGTAGCACAAACGCGCCTCGGCTCAGCACGTTAAACGCCATCGCCCAGCTTGTTTGCATGGCGGCCAGCGGCAACAACACCCCCGCCACCACCAAAGAAACGCCCGCAATCGCCGCCGCCACAATGCCTGCTGCCGCCGCAATTTTCATAATCGTATTGGCGGTTTTCGGGTTTTGTGCCGCCCAAGTGCTGAGCTTCTCGTTCACTTCGCCAATCCATGACACCACGCTTTTCAGCTCGGGCGCAATCGCCTCGCCCATGCTGGCAAGAAAGTTGGTAAACGTCCCCGTTGCCGCGTCCCACAAATTGCTCAGCGTGCCCAGCTGCTCGTTCACGCGCTGGTTTAAGCTGGCTTGTGCTTCCATTTTGGCAGCAAATTCGTTATAGCCCTCTTGCCCCTTGCTTATCATGGTGTTCAAGGCTTGCAGCGTTTCCGCGTCGTCGCCAAAAATACCTTTCAGTACTTTCAGCCGCTGCTCGGTGTTGAGCTTTTGCAGCTTGGCAAGCTCGGTGTACATCTTTTCAATGCCGCCAAATTCGCCCTTGCCATTGGTGAAATCCAAGCTGATGCCCGTGCCTTTGGTTACTTTGGCTATTTTTTTGCTATCCATTGCCAGCGTGAATACTTTGCGCAAAGCATTGCCCGCGCTCTCGCCGCTCAGCCCCGCTTGGTCTAGCATCCCAATCAAGGGGCTAAACGTTTTAATCGCCGCTTCGCCTTTCAGGCGGGTTACGTCCAGCGCAGGCGAGAGTTTGGAAAACGCACCCAGAATATTGTTGTCTTCCACGCCCGCATAAAACAGCCGCTGCACGCTGTCCATCAAACCCAGCATTTCTTTTTCGGTGGAGCGTGTGGCATCTTGCAGCTTGGCAGCCATTTCCGCCGCCGCCTCGGGTGTTTTTTTCAGTTGCACCGCCAGCAAGGCAGCCGCTTCACCTGTGCCGCCGAGCACCGTTTCCGCTGAAACGCCTTGTCGCATCAGCATGGTCATCAGGTTTTTAAAATCGGCGGTCGTACCGGGCAGCTTGTCGCCCAAGCGCGTCGCCAATTCGTTTACCGCCTGATACTGCGCCGAAACCTGCCCCGTTTTATCCATCATTGCCATGCGCAAATCGGTGCTGGCGGCTTCGGTTTCGGCATAGGCTTTTACCGGCACCATCAACGTGCGCCCGATGCCCGCAGCAGCTAAACTGGATGCGGCGGAAGTGGCAAGGGCGCGCCTGCCTGCTTGGCTCATGCGCTGGCTGCGCTCACGGGCGCGGTCTAGGCGGTTCAACGCCGCGCGTTCACGTTCCAATGCGCGTGCCGCTTCATCGTGTTCACGGTTCAAACGCGCCTGTGATTCACGCAGGCGCGTTGTGCTAATGCCTTGCTCGCGCAGTTCGTTGCCCAAGGCGTGCGAAGATTGTTGCAAGCGTTGATATTCTTGCTGGCTCTGCCGCATGCTGCGTTGCAGCTGCACCCATTCGCGCTGCTGCTCGCGGGTCAGGCTGCCTTGTTGCCGCTGGGTTTGCGCGAGCGATTGAATGCGCTGTTGCGTGTTTTGCATCTGCGCATCAAGCTGGCGCATGGCTTGGCGTTGGTTGATGTATTGCGTCAGGTTGTTGCGGTTGCGCGCGCTGCGGTCAAACGCTTGTTGCAGCCTGCCTAGCCGTCCGCTCAACCCCGATGCCGCTTCTCGCACGCGGTTCATGGCGCTGCTGGCACGGTCGTTGGCTGCCATAATGATGCGTAACACAAGGTTGTTGTCTGCCATGATATTTTTCCGTTTTGCTGATTAAAAAAGGCGGAAATATCCGCCTGTGTGGTTTAGCTGGGGTCGCTGCTTTGGTTGGCGATAATTGCGCGGTGCGTCCAGCGCAAAAGCTCGGGCAAGGTGTATTCGCGATAGGGTGCGATGCCGCCGCCAAACGTGATGGCGCATTGGGCAAGGCAATCATCAACTGCGTTGTAGTATTGCAGCTCGTCCCGCGCGGCTTCGTCCCAAATATCCTCTGCCCGCGCAACTATTCGGGCAAAGTGCTCGGCGCGGATTCGGAGCCCGCAAGGTATCCCAGTTCGGAAAGCGCCGCCGTCATCTCGGCTTTGGCTGCCGGTGGCGCGGAAAAAAAATTTAGCGCAGCATTGAGCACATCCGCATCGGCAAGGCTCAATTTGCCGTATTCCACGCGGGTCAGCGCAGGCGTGCTGATTTTTTGCAGCAGCTTTTGCACTTGGTCGGTGTGTTTGATTTTGATTAAGTCTTGGCTCAATCCGTCTAGGTCTTTGGCATAAGGCTCGCGCAGCTGGTATTGCGCGCCGTTGGAGAGAGTAACCGTCAAATTGCCGTTGGTTTGGATTTGGATGCTTTGGGTCATGGGGTTTTCCTGTGGTCAAAAAAGAATAGGGTAGGGGATGCGTTTTTCAAGCTGTCTCAGGCTTATAAGCCCAATGCTCGGCGCAAGCCTGTGCGCTCGTCTTTGCCGCCAAAAATGGCTTTGTTGCCCAGCACATCAAATTCAAGGATAGATTCGCCGTCCAACGTTTCTTTCCAGTAAACCAAGGCGATTTTAAATTTATGCTCGCCGCCTTCGTTTTGCTTATCGTTGCCCGGGTCGGCTTCAATAATACGACCGCGCGCTTCGCCTTTAAGCTGCTGATAGCCCTCGCCGTCCTCTTGCTGCAACGCGCCTTGATAGCGAATCAGCGTGCCGCCGATGGTGGACGACATGGATTTGAGCATATCGGCTTCGTAGCCTTTGGCGGTGATTTCCATTTCCAGCTTGTCAAAGCCGTGCACGGTGGTCAGCTCGGTCATCACGCCGCCTGGTGTGTAGTCCTCGGTCTTGCGGCTAATTTTGGGACGGCTGATGTCAATAAGAATGCCGTATTTGTCCTCTCCGTTGATAAAAGCAGTAAAGCCTTTGAGCTGGCGGGGTAATTGCATAGGGGTTTCCTTTGGGTTTCAGGCAGCCTGAAAGCCGTCATGAAAACAGTTTCAGGCTGCCTTTGGGTTAGATGGTGGTGGCTTTCAGGCTGTTGGCAAAGCTCACAACTTTGCTGGTCAGGTTCACAAAGAAGGTGTCGGAAACGTATTGCTCCAATACCAAGTTCTCCAACGGCGGCACGGCTGTGAATTCGTAGCCGAAAGTAAATTGCCCAGCCTGCACATTGGTTGCTTGGTTTTTGTTGGCATCCACAAACACGCGCGCGCCCAGCAGCATGCCTTTGTAAACATATTCCGACAGCTTGGCATTGATGCCCATAATGATGTCTTCCAATAAGCTCGGATGCATCGGTTTGTCCATCGCCCATAAAAACGAGCTGGCAATGGTTTCTTGGATAATTTGCGCGCTGCGCACCGTTGATTCAAATGCCATCATCGGGTCTTCCGAACAGGTGCGGTTGCCCCATGTGCGAAAGCCGTTTTCGCGGATCAGCGTGGTTACATCGGCGTTGTTGAGCGTGTTGGCATCGCATTTGTCGTCCAGCAAATCAAAGCTGCGCGGCAGTTTGAGCTGGCTCACGCCGTTAATCACCGTATTGGAAAGGGTTTTGTGCCAGCCAATTTGCGTATCCAATTTGGCGCGTGCGCCCAAAATGCGGGCAATAGTGGCATCATCCTCGCCCTTGTCGTCGATAAACTGGTTATCAATCAACATGATTTCGCGTTGCCCGAAATTCTTACGATAATTCGCCACCGCGCTGATGTCGGGGTTATTGCCCGCGCTGGCATAGACAAACGCCCGCGTCTCTTGGGCAACGCCCACCAATTCAGCAATCACCGATTGGCTGTCCAGCATCGGCACGCCCAAAATTTTAGGCGTGTAGCCCGTAACCGCCCGCGCGCGGCGCAAGGCTTTGATGCCCGTATAAACGCCGCCTGTTGCGCTGCCGATAATATGGTTGCGCTGCTCCTCCGCATCATCGGCATGGGGCACGCGCACCACAATAATCTGCGCATCCGCTTGGTCGCAAATGGCATCAAGCGATTTTGCCAGCGTACCTTTTTCGCCTGCGCTGGCAAGGGCACGATAAGCAGAGGTGTGAAACACAGGGGTGTTCAGCGGAAATTGTTTGTCATCGGCATCATCAGCAGTGGCAACAATGCCGATAATGCTGCTGGCAATATCGCTAATGGCGCGTGCGCCTTTGGTAAATTCTTTGGTAGTAACGCCATGATGGCGGGCGGCTGTGGTCATGAATGCTCTCCTGTTGGCAATAGCAGGATTGTTGGGGATTGCTTATCGCTTGGGTAGCGTTTTAGGGATTAAGGGGGCGGTTTAGGTTTTTGTATGTAAAAAAACCGCCCGATGCGTGAACATCAGGCAGTTGGTTCAATCTTACTCAAATCGCCAAAGCATATTGTCTTCATACCCCGCCTGATGATTCAGCCGTGCATTGACCACCGCCTTTTGGCAATCTTTCCACGCCTGCCAGTTGCCCACCTTCTCACAGCAAACATAATCCACATAAGCAGGCAGCTCGCTTTTGGTGCTGCTGAAAAACACAAACGGCGGCTTGATGTTGTCTGCCAGTTTCAGAAACTGCACCATGCCGAAATACTGCTCGTTGGCGTATGCGCCTTGGGCGGTGGAAACATAGGGCGGATCAAGCAACAGTAGCGTGTTGGTCTGCCCTGCAAATTCAGGCAGCAGCTCGGTAAAATATTGCTGGCGGATTTCCAAGCCATTCAGATAGTCCGCAGCTTCGGCATAGGGCGATTGGGCAATGCGGTTCCACCAGATTTTGCTTTTTAAATCTGCCCAGTCTTTGGCTTGTTTGCCGCTAAATAAAAACCAGCTCGCTAGCGTTTGCACGTCCACAAAGCCGTCAAACGTTTCAATTGCGGCGATGAGTTGGGATTGCATGGCGGGGTCTAAACGCCGCTCTTTGCGTGCCGTGCCGATGATGGCAATGCACTTTTGGCGCAGTCTTTCGGTGTCGGCGATATGGTGCAGGCGCTCGGCGTAGCCGTCAAAGTCGTTGTAAACCACGCGCGCCTTGGGCAGGGTGCGCTTGGCGGTATGCGCCAGCAAGCCGCTGCCGCCGAATACGTCCACAATCGTCCAGCCTGCGCCGTCATCGGGGATGTTTTGTTGCAGCATGGGAATAAAGTGCTTTAAGAAATTGCGCTTTTGCCCCACAAACGGCAGCGGGGCTTTGTGGTAGGTTTGTTTGGGTTGAGATAGAGATTGAGCATCCATAGTGTCCTTTCAAATACAGACGCTCGCGGCGCTCGGCGAAAGGCATGCTGTGGATGCTCAAAAAAGAAAAGGGATTTTCAGGCTGCCTGAAAATGGTTGAACTGCTTGCAGCGCGGGCATTTGACGGCTAAACGATATTTGCCTGCGATTTCGCCCAGCTTGCGATGGCAAGATTGGCAGCGCAGTTCGGTTGGTCTTGATATGTGTGATGTGGTCATTGTGCAGATTCCTGTTTTTTGGTTTACAATCCGCCCGCTCTCGAGAGCTGCGGCAGCTAATGCAGGCTCTATCTGCTTTGGCAAGGGGGCAATGGCGTGTTCCTAGCGCGCCATTGTTCCTGCCGTACTTTTCCAGCATTCCCCCGTTGTTTTAACGGGGGATTTTTCTTTGCTCTAACACTGCTCTTGCTAGTGTTTGGCGCATTCTTTGCTCACCCAAAATGCGGTCTGAAAGATGCTTAGCAAGGCTGTTCGGGCTAAACCGTTCAGGCTCCACCAAGCCCAGCACTGTTGCGCACCATTCCGAGCAAAACCAGCGCCGCGCCGACTGCCGTATAGACATAAACACCACCACGCCCAGCGCCCCTGTGTAGTCATACTTCGCCCCGCGCGTGCTTTGATACAGCGCCCAAACCCTGTCATACGCATCCGCATCGCGGATGGGGATTAAATCCCATTTGTCATCGGGCAGCGGCATGGTTTTGCTGCGCACGCCGCCGTCGCGCAGGCTGGCGGAGTAGCAGTGGTAATCCTCGGCAAAGCCATGCTTAACGGCAATCTCGCAATGGCTGTATTGCCCGCGCGTTGCCGCCCGCACCGCCCAATCCATCAAGCGTTGCCACAGCTCGCGTGGGGTTTTGCCGCGTTTGCGCCCTTTATACAAAGCCAAATAAACCTGTGTCATGGTTTAGCCTCCCATTTCAGGCAGCCTGAAAGCAATCTCAATCGCTGCCAAATCATCCAATGTTTTTGCTCGCTCAATCTGCACTTGCAACGCTTGCCGCTGCCCTGCCACGCCTGCTGCCAACGCTTCATACTGTTGCGTTTTACGCAGCGCGGCGCGAATCAGCTCGATGCGGTCAATGCCGCGATGCTTGGCGATACCGTCCAAGATGGGAGTGGGCGCGTTGTCTTCCTCTGCCCATGCGCGCGCTTCTGCGCCCTGCATTGCCCATGTCTCTTGTTCAAACGCGGGGATGATGTCGGTTTTGGCGTGTGCGTCCACAAAGGCTTGCGCGGCGTTGGCTAACTCCGCCAGCTTTGCCGCTTGGGCAGCCTGAAACCCCGCCCGCCCCCGCGGCGTTTTTTTTGCGCGGGCGGCGGC